AAGAGATTGTATTCAGATGTTCTTAAAGAGGGATATGCAAGAAATGAGCAAATGTACAAGGCAATGAATAAGCCATTTATCCCTTACGAGAAGAACGAACAGCTTCAGCAGTTAATTGGTGCAGTTAAATCTCAAACAGGTAATGAATTTAGAAATATTACCGGTACAATGGGATTCACTGTAAAGAACGTTGCTGGAACATCTGAATTTGTTTCTACGAATGAATACATCCAAAAGGTACTGGATGAAGCAGCAATGCATGTCTTAAACGGCACCTACGATTATAACTCAATGATTAAAAGAGTTGTCGACGAAATGACAAAAAGTGGGGTCAGAACAATTGAATATTCTTCCGGTTATTCAACCAGGATTGATGTGGCTGCACGAAGAGCAATCGTTACAGGCCTCAATCAGGTTACATCAAGGATATCCGAAGATAACATGGAAAAATTGGATACACAGTTCGTTGAAACGAGTTGGCACAGTACAGCACGACCAAGTCATCAGATATGGCAAGGCCGTGTTTTTTATTGGAATAAATCAAACGTAAACGAAGAGATTACCATTGATGGTATACATTATAAGGCTTTCATAAAAGAAACAGGATATGGGACAGTTGAGGGGCTTTGTGGAGCAAATTGTTATCATACATTCTATCCGTTTATTCCTGGAGTGTCTGTTAGAAATTATACTGACGAAGAGCTAGATCAGATGAATGCAGCTGAGAATGAAGTCAAAGAATACAATGGCAAGGAATACACCAAGTATGAAGCAACTCAGGAGCAGAGAAGACTCGAGAGAACTCTTCGAAAGTTAAGACAGGATATTGACCTGATGGAGAAAGCAGGACTTACTGATGAGGACGAAGAACTTGTCGGAAAGAAATGTAAGTATCAGACCTATATGAGAAGATATAAGGATTTCTCTAAAGAGATGGGGCTAAAAGAACATTGGGAGAGAATAACTGTTGATGGAATGAATCAAATGTCGAAAAATGAGGCGGCTCATTCAATACATAGTGATGAAAAAGTATTTTATGATGAAAATAATGATTATACTATTAGTATTGAGAGCTTAAGTGATGATGTAAATGAGGGATTATCATTAGCTGCAGAAAGTGTTGCAAAGCTTGGAAGCGAAGATGGTTATGAGCATATGTATCTTGTGAATGCAAGCACAGGAACATTAGATTTATATGAGTGTGACGAACTTGAAGATAGCGTGGGGCATAAATACAATGAATATGCAAAAGACCATATTGACGAACAGTTCTATTTTGTACATAATCATAATGTGGTTAGTAGCTTATCACTTCCAGATGTTGAAATACCTGCAAAAAATGAGAATATAATAGGAATAATAGCTGTCCAAAATAACGCAATAACGTATTTTGCAGAAAGAACATCTTTTGATCCTAATTATAAATTTCCAGATTTCTATTTTGAAAAAGATGAAGATTTAATTGAATTAAATAGAAAGGTTCGGGAAGGAGAAATTATGATGAGTGAAAGAACTCGATTACGAGAAGAATTGTTAATCAATAAAGTGTTAGAGAGATTCTATGAAAAAGGAGAACGTATATTAGATGGAAGGCAATAATGCATGGGCAAATTTGAGCGTAAGAGAGAGACCTTTTTGGCGGGAAGGAATGTCTGCGGAAGAATATGAACTTGAGAGGGCATATTATTATAGATTTTCAAATGATGGCAAAAAAAATGCTGATGATTATCTCCCTATTTGGAAACAAGGTAAGAGATTTAAATGTAATTTAAATGATTGTAATGAAGTGTTAGATCTTGCAGAAAAAATTATAAAAATGCCGAAAGAGGAAGTTGACAGATATATTGAAGAAAAGAATTAGATATCAATAAAACGAACAAATGTTCGGAAAAAGTGATTGACATTTGATGCAATTATGATAATATTTAACTAGAAATATAACTATGAACATATACTAGCAATAGATTAAGGAGGTGTTATCATGATTACAGCATTAAATGTAGCAAATACTATTTTGGAATTATCTTTTGAAGAGAATATAGATGTGACACCTATGAAATTACAAAAGTTGGTATATATCGTTTATAAAGAATACTTACAGCGGACAGGAAAATCCTTGTTTAGTGAGCGATTTGAACCATGGAGATACGGTCCAGTAATTGGTAGCCTTTATGATATTTTTAAAAATAATAAAGCAAATGCAATAAAACAATTTGGCGAAAGCAATGATGGTAAAATATGGGTTGTGGACATTAAACCAGGCTCCGTTTTTAAGAGTGTGCTAGAAGAAGTTTGGGAAAACTATAAAAATATTGATGGGATACGATTATCTGAAATGACTCATCAAAAAGATACTGCATGGAGAAAAGCGTTATTAGGAGGAAAAAACTTTCTTTCTGATGGGGATATAAAGGAGGAAAAGCCATTTGTCGTACACTGAACAAGAAATTGATGAACTTTTAAACGATGGACCTCAAATGGAGCTTGATGTACCTATGGTGAATGAACGTGAGGTAGAAGATTCCTTGGAATTAACAAGGCTTAAAAGTTCAGAAAGAGAAAAAGAACGTAAAGAAAAGAGATATTTTACTGCATTTAAGTTGATAGTTGGATGTTTGTTTTTTTTAGGTGGAATATACATAATAGATGTAGCTATAAGCGTAGCTGTTAAACATGATGTTAGTCAAATTACAGAGCCAATTATAGAAATTATCAAAACATTGCTATTCACATTGAGTGGATATTTATTTGCAAGAAAAGAGAATGGTGATTAGAGAGCTTAGCGATAGGCTCTCTTTTTTATACCCAAAATTAAGGAGGAATAACATGAAATATTTTATCAGTCAGCCTATGAAGGACAAGACACAGGAAGAAATCAAGGAGCAGAGAGAACAGATTATAGCAGCAATCAAAGAAGAGGATGAAGAAGCTGTAATAATCGACTCGTACTTTGAAGATTATGATCCACAGAATGGATGCATACCGTTGAAGTACTTATCTAAGTCATTGGAACTCTTAGCAGACGCAGATATTCTGTATTGCGCAGATGGTTGGGAAGAAGCGAGAGGATGTAAGATTGAGCACGATTGTGCATTAGCTTATGGAATAACAGTAATTGAGGAGAAGTAAAATGGATAATGGAAAGTTTTTAGAGTTATGTAAGCAGACAGTAGTTGATTACTTTAACAACAGAGTCGATAGGACAGATAATGCAATTATTACTGCAGATGAGGTGTTCATTGTATGGAGTTGCAAAACTCTGCAGAACAACAAGGCATTGTTAAGCACTACTGTTTCAGACGGAATGTACTATGAGATTACATTCAACGGAGATAGGAACGAATTATATTTTGACGCTTACAAAAAGTGGGAAAACAAATGCATTTCACTAAATTAGAAATTAAGGCACCGTAACAGGTGTTTTTTTATTGGTCAGAAGATTAGACCTAAAACAGTCTTATCAATTCTTGGTGGGAAGTTAAACACCTTAAATTACTTAGAAAGGAATTAAATTTTATGAAAACAGAGGATTTACAAGCACAAGGACTTACACAGGAGCAGATTGATTTCGTATTTGCTGAAAATGGTAAAGACGTCAATGCCATCAAAGCAGATAGAGACAATTATAAGACTCAGCTGGAAACTGCACAGGCTTCACTTAAGGAATTTGAGGGAGTCAACGTATCAGAACTGCAGAACAAGATTAAAGAGCTTAATGGAACAATTGAGCAAAATCAGACTAAGTATCAGCAGGAGATTGCTGACAGGGATTTTAATGATCTCTTAAAGGCTACTGCACAGAAACACAATGCAAGAGATATTAAGGCGGTTATTCCGTTCCTTGATATTGAAACATTAAAGGCTAGCAAGAACCAGGAAAAGGACCTTGAGGCTGCGTTTGAACAGGTAAAGAAAGACAACGATTACTTGTTTATTAGCGAATCCAAACCTATTCCAAGAGTTGTATCAGCGACTCCGGGAATCAATAAAAATGTCGAAGATGGAAAGACAAAAGCCAATGAGGCATTCAGAAGCCTTTTTGGAAAATAAATAATAATTAAGTAAAGGAGAAAAAGACATGGCAGATATTGTTAGAAGAGAAGATGCGGAAGCGATAATCCGCGAACAAGTAGTTAATGCTATTTCACAGGACGTTCCTAAGTCATCAGTATTTATGGGACTTGCAAAGAAACTTCCAAGTATGACTAGTAAGCAGACAAGAATCAGAGTTTTAGATTTCTTGCCAACATCTTATTGGGTAAATGGAGACACAGGATTTAAACAGACATCAAAGCAGGCATGGGATAATGTATATCTTACAGCTGCAGAACTTGCAGTTATCGTTCCTATTCCTGAAGCTGTTCTTGATGATGCAGAATTTGACATCATTGGAGAAGTAACTCCAAGAGTCGTAGAAGCTATTGGACAGCGTGTTGACTCTGCAGTTATCTTTGGTGAAAACAGACCTGCTGAATGGCAGAATGATATCATCACATTAGCTAGACAGGCTGGCAACAACATTGCGTTAGGTGCTACACCAGACTACTATGAGAAGTTACTCTGTGAGGATGGTGTATTTGCAAAAGTTGAAGATGATGGTTATTCAGTATCAGGAGTAATAGCATCTACAAATATGAAAGCTAAATTAAGAGGATTGAGAGACGATAACGGTCAGCCAATCTTCAATAAGGTTATTCAGAGCACAACACAGTATGCTCTTGATGGAGCACCAATGTACTTCCCAGATAATGGCTCTTTCAACAAGAACATTGCACAGGTGGTAGCCGGTGACTTCAACAAAGCTGTATATGCTATTCGCCAGGATATTACAACTAAGATTCTTACAGAGGGTGTTATCCAGG